CCCGGTCTCCCTGTTATTGTCTGGGCTGTATTTAGCATACCACCCCTCAGGCTTTAGACTCATATAGACGCCAGCAGGGGCGCTTACAGACGGAAGCCATCCATCAGGCTTAGCTTCCTTGTCGAGAACTTTAGCCTTCAATAGATTTGAAGTGGCGCCAGAAGAATCACGCTTCACTACCAACGTATCGCCAACCTCTATTTTATTCTGGGACTCGCCATCGAGCTTCACCCATACCTTTCCGGAATCGCCCTCTGGATAGTATACGTTCGCGTATATCGTCTCGTAGCCTGCCTTTGTCGCCTTCAGCACCCACTTATACTTAGTCGCCCATGTAGGCGCTAGTTGCGTTTTAGGTATAGTCGCCCTGATATAATTCCTCGTTACCGATGCGCTTGCAGGTATGTCAATTGTGCTGTTCTTGCTAAACTGAACCGTTGAAGACCTGCCATAATCATCCATATAGACCATGCCCAGCTGATACGTCCTGTTGCTATGAAGGCTCTTTGTGGCACCCGGGGAATTAGCCCCGCTGTACGATATAGACACTTGAGGCGCGTAGGTGATATTAAAATACTCATGCCTATATGCAGGACCTGTCGCCTCATAGCCGACAGCGGGAAGCGTAAAGGTCAGTACGTTGCCGGACCTAGTTACAATCAATCCATTATTAACCACTTGGTTCCCGCCAACAACTCGAGTGAAGTAACTATCTCGCGAACCACCCACCCAACACACGAACTTATCAGCCCAAGACGGATAGCCACAATTAACAGGAATATTTGTAATTGGAAACAAAGAAACAATAGTAACAGCGCCTAATGCTGCCTTAAATTCAGTGCTAGTTATTAGATTGTCTAGAGAATTATAATCTTGGAAAGCCTTAAACTCAAATGTTATTGTAGCAACCCCCGCCTTTTGAGTAAGTCCAGAGCCACCAATTATTCTATTAGACTGAACATCTATATCAAATGTTATCACTGCTCCCTTTGGTGTCTGCGTCCTCCCGGTCATATCGACAGAGAAGCTAGCATTAGAAACAGTTTGAGCCGCTACCGTCTGATACCAGTTTGCCGCATAGGAATATGACGCAAGCGTGGTGTTGATGACCACCTCATTCGCCACGCTCGTCTCACTAATAAGAGTAGGGGCATAGTTAAACTTAGTGCTTATATCATACCCCTCAACATAGTTGCCGTAGAACAGCCTGTTGCCCATGATTATTTGAGACAAAGCTCTTCTAGGCACATTGTCGTACAGCCGAAACCACTCCGTAGACGGAAGCGTAGAATACGCCCTGTTGTTGGAGAATATGACCGTCTTGAGTAAGTTATCCCCTATAGAATCCTTGCTCTTGCTTACAGTTTCTATTAAGAAAATCTCATTAGACTGAGAGTCCTTGACGCATATATCAATCTCCGTGACCCACTTATTACCCGTGTTATACGTTATCTCAACTTGATTGTATAAATTGACCATGCCATCATTAAGCATGGTGGGCGGGTCTATCCCGAATAACTTGGGGACGAACGCAATATCACTGAATTGAGACAGCGCACTATAATCGCCGTTCTCATACTTGTACCGATATGCAAAAGCAAAGAACCGGTCTTCAATATAATTGGATGCCGTTGAATTTTGTTGCAACAACGTTGCTGGTGCGCTAGACGGAGGAGATACAATCACCTCTAGCCTTCCGTTACTAATATCTGAATACGAGTACTTTACATTGATTTTCTTCGGGGAGTTCAGATTGTCAGTAAAATACAATAAGTCCTCAATCATACTAACCCCGTTGATAGGATAGTCATAACTGAAGTTCAGGAACCTATCTTCATCAATAACATGGTAAGTCAACCCTCCGTTCAATGGACTGAAAGAAACAATAAGGTCGCAAACACCAAACTTGTACATAGGGTCTTCATCGTGAACAAACCAGTAAATCCTGTCGTTTGTATCGTCTCTATATGCGCCTATGCACTTTGCTAGTGCGCTTATCTGAGTGCCGCTTACCTTCAGCGTTGTAATCTGAGTGCTGCCCTTAATTTTTTCTACCGCGCCTACATTCGTGGTCTCTGAAGAGCCGGACCTAATATTCTGCGCTGTTATATACTCTCCTTCAGGAATTAGCCTTTCGTCTAAATCCTGATTCATCTTGCCCTTCGTAAAAGTAGATACTATCTTCATTTAATCCATTTATCGCGCCCACGCATATTCATAAGCAATCGCCCAGGGTGAATGTTGCTGAGCCTTATCTTCGAGTTCCTATAAGCGTTTCTCTTGTCGTCTCTGGCTCTTTTGACAACATACTCCTGAACACCAGTCTTGTTGTTCAGAATCGCATACTTTATGTATGCGTATATGTACTCCTCGAACATCTTGTTGACGCTCACATCCGCATCGTTGCCATTCTCCATCCCGTCAGAAACATACTCAATAACACAAAGCCTTCCGCTAGTATTAGAGCTGAAGTTAATAACTCCGTCGCGCTTATCAACAACAAACGTAGGGTTGATATTCGCAGTCTCCGTGTTCAAACCATATATCCCCCCGATGCCGTACCTGAAATACCAAACATCATCAATAGACCACCCATAGTATCCGTTATACGGACTATTCGGGTTCATATAGATGCTTGGCGCCGTTCCATTGATTCTAGCAAGCTCCAGCTCGGAATTCTGGGGAGACAAGACATTCCCGTTTTGGTCGAACAGAAGCTGCCCCGCATTGTCTCGCAGGTACGCTAGCGCATAGTTGGTCTGTATATTCTCACTAAGAGGGAGCAATACACCATCCACTTCTAGTGATATCCTCACCCAGTTCACATAGTCGGAAGGCAATACGATTTTAAGGTCGGTGCTGATAACATCTTCAATGACCTTAATCTCCTTGAAGGCATCGTAATTCAACTCCTGAATGCCTCGCTTGGCATGAAATACCACTTGGTATCTGTTTATGTTGTTGATTATCTCGTTATTGCCCTGATACATCAACATGAAGTTATTGACGATATCTTTAAGAGACACGTACTGATACGAGCCCCAATTAGCGTCTTGTGGCAGATTCCCGCCATTCTCGTAATAATCAAACTGACTTATGTATGTCATTGAGGTTGCTCTCCTTTATTTTCCAATTTACTACCAAAGGCATAGACGTTTTCCTCCCTTACCGAAACTCCGGCATACTGTAAAATTTTAGCGACAAGATTCGGCATGTCGGAGTCAGGCAGCTCAAAGTCTTGGTGGTCTGCCGCAGATGGAATGTATATAGGGTCTCCATTGACAAGTGTGGCATATGTCCACTTCGGCGTCTTCGGATACCTGACGTAACTAAGCGTAATGCCACTCGTAATAGACGTTGGGTATACGGCGATTTTCGAGGCCAGCGTATCTGTTGCCGTTATAACATTGCCGGTCATGACATAAGCAGGGAAGAGCGTTGAAGGGGTCGTGAGAGACGATGACAGCAGCATGTTAATTCTTGCTTGAGACACCTTCTCTACATCCCTGCCGCTATAATATACATTTGTCAGGTAGTAGCAGTCTTCTGGAACCGGGAAGAAATTATTGCTTATGGCAGGAGTGTTATCCACCCTAAAGCTATCAATTACTTCTTCGGCTATTTGCTTTAGATTCGCATAGTCGGTGCCTGATTTACGCGCATTTTCCGCAACGACAATAGTATTGTACATTTCAAAATACTGCGTGAACAAATCCATTTGCGCCTGATAAGCGTACAGATTAAAGTCAGAAGGGGTGATATACCCATAGTTGTTCTTATTGACAACCGCTAGCACTGACGTTCTTACCTCGTTTATCATAATGCCACAAAAATAAAACAAAAAGCCACTCTCCGAAAAATCAGAGAGTGGCTCCCGGGGAGAAGGGGAAGAGAGATTAGGCTAGCGCAATGTCTGCATAAAGCGCAATTTTATTATTTGCTGCAGTCTGGCCATTAGTAAATGTGGCAGGAGCATCAATATACGAAACGCCACCATCACTTTTAACAGAGTTTGCATTCAAAATCAAGTCTATTAGCTCGCGCTGGAATATGCCAGTAGTATCAGACGGAATGGTAATTGTACATACGTCCGTGGCGCTGTTACTAGTCAAATAAGTAATAACTACCGTTGTGGCAGTCGCCGTAATGCGTGCAATGTTTTCAGCCCCAACGTAAGCATCAAAATTGACTGCAGTGCCAAAATTGGTCCCGCTGAATTTTATGAATTTTGCCATAATGTTTTTTTTTGCAAATATAATACGTTTTATTGATGCATGAATTTTTCTAATACCACCATAGCCTGAGAGCCTTCTTCAGTCAGGAAGTAAGAACTAACAGCCTGTTGCGCGGTTTGGTCCGAAGGAATGTTTGTCAGCTTGCTCTTGTTATTAGGCAAGTTGTAGTGCACGGTGTTGCGCTTGGCAATCAATAAGCCATCCGTAAACATCTTAGATACCGTGCCCTCATGAGCTATATGAGGGTCATTGGCCATAGACAACAATTCACTCGGATAGTTCCTGGCCAATCGGTAAATCTCCCTCTTAATCTCAGGGACAGACATCTTCTCTGGGTCAATACCAAGACTTATCCGGACAATAGCCTCCATCATCTTGAACTCCATAGTCCGAGCCCTAGTCAATGCCTCGTGCTCCAAGTCGTACTCATCAATTTCAGATTGAGCATCCTTTTGATTATCCACGAGCTCAAACAATTTCCCGTTGTCAGGATGAACCTCAAGAAACTTTTGCAGAACAGGATTATCCTCATAAACGGTCAAAAACCCATTCTCAAAGACAATGGGCTCCAAAATGAAATTACCGTCTTGCTCGTCCTCGAAAGGGCTCTTCTGATTTCTAGCATATCTGAGAGCTCTATTTGTCTTACCGTCGAAGTGGTAAAGCCTTCTGGCCGTTGTGTTTCTGCTTGCGAGGTAGAAACTGTCAGGAGCGGCCCCTCCTATGAGTTTGTATACTTTGGTTTCCATTTGATTTTTTTTTAATTTAAAAATAAGGGGGAGCGGAATCCGCCCCCCCGTTTAAAGTTTACGATTGGAAAATGAAGAAGTTGTTTGCACCAAGGGTACAAATAGTACGCTCTGACAAATAATGAACCTCCATCGCGTCCAAGTCGCTCGTGGCAGCACCTCCGGCAGAACCAGTCACCCAAGTCTTAAACTTACGGCTTTCTTGCTCTGTTTCGCGATAACGAACGTGCAGGAATGGACGCTTAGCGTTTTGCCCCATTACCTCGTCATACACATTGGTTGTACCAGCAGGTACAAGCATACCATTGATAGCGCCTCCTACAGTTCCTGATGCAGTGCCCTGACCACGCATAGTTGGGTCGTTAAGGTATTTCCAATCAGACTTATAGAAGTCATAACCACGACGGAATCCACGGAATCCAAGGTTCAGTGCCATTTGCTCGTTGTTGTCGAAGAGGCCGTAAGAAGTTCCTCCCGTGCCATACGAGTTTTGAGCGGCCAAGAAGTCATCCATGGCGAATGAAGCTGCGCGGTTAAGGAACAGTGCATTCTCCTCGATAGCACCCTGCTTGTCAAGACGTTGAACGATGGCGTCAAAGTCAATTAAGCTAGTAGGATAGCCACCGCTAAACACATTACCACGATTAGTCACGGAGTGAAATACACCACTTGTTCCTTTGAATCCCTGGGTACTGGCACCGCTATTTGTGCTATCAACAGGAACGGCCTCAATCATAGACGACTCCAAATAATCTTCAAAACGCAAACGAGAGTCGTGCTCAGCCTTCATATACCAAAGGTATCCAGAAACACCGTTCTCACCAGTTACTTCAACCCATCCAATTTGAGTCATGTCAGAACCGGTGACAGAATACTTGTCCTTAAGGATGATTGGGTTATTCTCAAAAATGAAATCATAAGGCATTAGAGACTCGGCCATTCCATTCGTGCCCTTTTTAAACTCAGAGCCATACACCCAAACGGTCCAGGTTCCAGAAGATAAAACGCCGCCCGCAATATTTGCTGCATTTTCATAAATTTGAAGAGTAGCAGTTTGAGCGGCAAGAGAGTTGGCATAAGTGATTGCGGATACTACAGCGTGAAATGTGCCGGTTCCATTTTCTCTTTGAAGCAGCAAGGTTTGGCCGATACGGAGATTGAAGTTTGTGCCCGGTGCCGTTGAAGTAGTAAGAGCCTGCTGAGATGCCTGTGGATATCCTGAAGCAGCATTGTTGTTTGTTGTAGGCACCGTCAAAGTCGTCACACCAGCAGCATGGTCAGTACAAGTACAGGCAGTATACTTGGTGTGAAGGCGTCCTTGCTCAGCCCACTTAATCAAGTCGGAAGAACATGGCATTTCCGCGCCAACCATACGCAAGAAGCCGGAGATGCTACGATTACCGTAACGCTCAAACTCCTTCTCGTAGATGTCGGGAAGATATTGATTTAAGAAGTTGAAACTAGAACTACCAATGTAGTTAGTATTCAAGGTCTGCCTATACGCAGATGGCTGCAAGGCAAATGAAGGGGATGCATTAACTGGCATGTTTTTTTAGGTTTTTAGGGTTTTTATACGAAGTCCTCCCGATGTAGACGATGACGGGTTTGCAGCAACAACCTTGAATCCACCGGTACTAACAGGCTGACCGAAAGTTCGAACGTCCATATTTATGTTCTTACTCTTCTGTGCCAAATCCTGTGTCGCATCAGCCGCGCCTTGCTCATAAAAGAACTTAGCGAACTTCTCCGGATTCATCGCGATTGATAGGGACCTATGGTAACCAGCCGGGTCTTTAATCAACCCCTGCTCATCTAAAAACTTCGATATAAAGTTCATAGGAGAAGAGTTTTGATTCTTGACCTCAGAAGCATCAGCCGGAATGAAGGTGAGCTTTTTCTCTCCAATACTGAAATCAAAACCTTTGAAATCAGGGTTAAAAAGCTCCTCTGTCTTTTTCTTGAACCACTCACTCTTACGCTGCGTTTCTTGCTGCTCACTAGACGCCCTGTCTAGGTAATCTTTGTACTTTCTGTACTCCTCAGTATCAGTCGGCAAGGTATCCCTTGACTCAAGCGGAACCTTATATTGCTCTTTGAGACCTTCGAAGTACTTTTTCGCTTTTGCTACCTCTCGTTTCTTAGCCGACTTCTTCTTCTTTATCGAATCAGCCTCATCAGCATCCTCGTCATATCCAAATTTTTCAGCCAAGAAATCAGCCACATCATCCTTTTCTAAAAACTCCTCCGTAGCTAAAGCGTATTCTCTGAGGAGCTCATCTGGGTCTGCGTTGTTAAAATCTCGGTTTAGCTTAACATAGTCTTCGAATCCGCGACCTGTTTCTTTCTTGTAACGGAAAAAAGCAGCGACATCTTCTGGCAACTCTTCCTTTTGCTCCCGAGACTCAAACAACTCATCCAAAGTATTGATGGGCTTTTGATATCTATCTTTAATAAATGAAAGAACGTCTTGCTCACCGATTTTAGGCGGTTCAGCACTACCAGAGCCCGGCTCACCGCCAGTCTCATCTAATTTTTTCTCAAGCTCCTTCTGAGCCTGAGTTTCCTTTTCTTGAACGGAAGGAGACTTAATCTCCTCGTCAGTTAAAATTCGTACTTGCATAGTATATTAAATTTCGCGCAAATATATAACAATTTTTACCGAGGGCTAAATTCTGATAAATCGAACCCATCTAGACTATCTTCGTTGCTCTCAAATTTCATTGGAGGCAAGTTGTTTTTCTTTTGGTCTATCAACTGAGACTGCTGAGTACTTGTAATACCTATTCTACGAGCCTTCTCATTTTCCTTATATGACTCACGCTGCTGCAAAGCACTTCCCTCCATCCGGGCAAGCTCTAAGTTGTACTGGAACTCTTGGTCCATTAACTTAGCCTTTAGTCCAGCTTCTGCATTCATCCTCTCTATTCCAAAGGCAACCTTAGCCTGTTCTATCTTCATCTGTGCCTGCGCCTCTAACTCAATCTTCTGCATCGCTATTTGCGCGGCCATTCTCTGCGACTCCATCTGTCCTTGTATCTGCGTCTGCGACTCCTGCATCTTAAAGGCACGCTCAGACTCTTGCTTCTGCTTCCTTCTTATCTTCAGCAACTGATTAGCGAGCTTTACATTCCGGATTTCACGGATGTCAATGGCATCCTCTAAATTGATATCCCCTTTCTGCAAGGCCATCTGTACATTGGCCTCCATCTTCTCGCGCTCCTCTATATCTGGAGACACCTCGATGAATATGCCAAAGTCATAGATATACAACTCCTTCAGCTCATCAAGTATAGTCACATTGTACCTACCTATCTGACTGATGAACTCATCGCGGAACGGCGCGTACTCGAGAATATCGGATATCCTACATGCCAATCCCTCTGAAATAGTCTTGGTTATATATATGGATGCATCTAAAATATGTCGCGTTGCCGTGTTTGAATTTAATGCCGCTAACTTCTGAACGCCAACCAAAGTTCTTGAATCCGGAGTAGACGCATCCCTCGCTTCATTAAGGCCCGTGACCGCCCTAATCATGTCCATGTAGTAGTTGTAGTTCGCAATAAGAGCCTGTAACTTTTGGCCCCCAGAACTTGTCGTGAGCTCCTGAATAGGAACGCGAGCATGATTAAACTCTCCGTCCTGCGTGAAACTACGGCCAACAACACTACCAGTCTGAAAGTACAGCCTCAAAGCATCCTCTGGAGTATACTTCCCGCCTGTCCCCAAGTCTACCTCGTTAATGCCATCGGCATCAATGAACACACCATCGGGCACCACCCTTGCAATAACTTGCTGCATCTTCAGGTGAGTGAGCTGTATCAAGTCTACAAATGGAATCATTCTACGCACCAAGGACTCAATGTTGCCCTTGTACATGCGGGGAGCGCATGCCACGTAGTTCGGCATGGCGTTTTGCGATGCAGACTTAGGTCTAACCATGTTCTCCATCATTTGCCAACGTAATACAATATTAGTCCCCATCACCATCACCCCTTCGTACCAAACTTCAATCGTCTTGGTTATGCGCTCAAACTCCTGCTCCTCCATCATCTCTGCCGGAGGGTTGAAATTAGCGTCCTTCTCAATTACCCTATATCCACCAAGGTCAGTGCGCTTCTTCTTGTAAACAAAAGTGCGGGTGGTTTTGTAATTGAAGAACAGCAATGTTGCCGTGTCATTACGGAATAAACTATTCTGATAAAACTGAGCGACATTGAAGTAGTCATACCAACTTTGGCTATACTTCGAAATCTCCTTCATCTGCTCATTCGTCAGATTTGGGTCGAGCTTAGTCAGCTCGGGTATAGGAATGGTCTTGACCTCGCCCCAATAGAAGCAATCCCTGAAATACGGGTCTTCCGTATAGCTATAAACTACATTGGCAGGGTCTACGTATTGAACCCTGACACCATCGCCTGGGTTAAACTCGTGCTTGGCAATCCCTATGCCTAATACCATAAGGTCATACTCGCACCTTTTGCGCACGTCATGGTATCTACTGTCCTCGAGAATAGTATTGATAGCCTCCTCTTGGGCAATCTCTACGGACGGCTTGTAATTCATTTCCATGAACAACTGGAGCTCATTCTCATTTTCCGGAAGGTCATTCGGATTAACAGTCCATGGGTCGACACCAAAATTCTGCTGAGCAGCCATCAGTATGTCTTTACCCGCCATCTGTGTTTCAACAGATTCCTGAAACTCCCGCTTCTTCTGTATAGAAGAGGCGTCTTGTGCGTTTGCCTTGACTTTGAACAGCCTGTCTCCCATGCCGTTGACAACTATATCAACGAACTTAGGCAGAACAGGAACGGGAGTCCAGTCTAGATTCATATATGACAAGTCTCCGTTTATGGATAACTCATCCTTATACTTCTGGACAGACTGCTCCCCACGAGCGTATAAACGAAGCCTGTGCATATCCCGCCATTGCGAGTAATACCTTGCAGCAGACGAGTCTTTTCGGAACCATTCATACTGAATGGCTTGGCCTATCCTTAGCCCAAACTCTTTAGAATCCTTCTCAATATCCGAGACATATTGGTTGGGGAAGGATGTAGGATTGATAATAGGCTTATCCATTGTTGACTATCTGACTTGTTCGTCCCTCATTATTATACCTGGCAAAGTTAATACTTATTTTATGGGACTTAATTTCTGGTAAATACAGGTGCTTTTGATTGGCCATAATAGCCAATCCAGAGCTTATAGAGGCATCATGCTTCGTCCTGTTGTTAATATCGAAGCCGGCCCAGTCAAGCAGCGTCTTATTGAAATACATATTGCCGCATTCATCCGGGTCCCTGAAAATGGCTTCTGTATCAAAGCCAACGTACTTTTCTATGTACGACTCAATCGCCGAAGCGTGAGACTGCTTCACATCTTCAGAGGAGTTTGGTATCCCGCCAATTTCTATCTCTGTCTTAGACATGGCCGCCATCTGTCTGTCCGGCCTGTTCATCGAAAACATGCGATAGCCCCTGTTCTTGAAATGGTATAGCAACCTTGGCTTGTTGTTCTCCGCGAGCATCGGCATGCCATAAAACACACATGCCATCAAGACATCCTCAAAGAATATCTCCGCAGTCTGAGGCCTTGCTATGTACTCCAAGAAGAACATATTGCTAGGAGCGCCCTCTACCATATTGAACTTAGTAAGGCCGTGCAAAGAGCCATTGGACCCACCGCCGCCAACAACGCCAGATATATCGTATGGGTCACATCCAAATGAGCCTATATGCTCATTCCCTGGATACTTCTTCCCGCTTCTTGTAACGACATTATTCTGTAGGCCGGGATGAGGAATCCAGCTCACCAAAAACCTTCCATTGTTATTCGGTTGCCACAGCACCTTCGTGTCCTTCACCCCATTCTCCCATACAAACTGCCCTCTAGTTATGTTTTTGTGCATTAACATGCCGTCATTGTAATCAATCTGCTGATATATCTTATTCAGATTAAACAGCGACGAACGACTCTCATCCCTAAATGCATGCGCCTCCGTGCGAGGGAACTGACGATAGAACTCATTAAGGGCGTTGCTATCATTTTTTAGCGAAGACACCTCATTCTCCCAGTACTCAATAGCACCGGTGCTAATCTTCGTGCCGTCAGGTCCTTGGACGCCGCCCTCTGGCGCAGTCATAACAGGCCATCCAAACTTATCTATATAACCCTCGAAGTTCCATTCCATAGGGACAAAGAGCTTGTACAGCCCGCTCTTTGTCTGCCCATTGGCATTTCTCTTCTTCACATCACTATCATCATACAGCCTCTTGAAACTATCGCCACCTTTAGCCCTAGCATTACACGTAGAGCCCATCATACACTTACCCACAATCTTACTGCCAATACGAAGGGTCGTCTTGGTCACGCGCCAGTTATTCAGGATATTATCGGGAGGCATCCATTTCCCAGACTCGTCATGAACCAACAGAGCCAACTTCTCTCCGTCATAGCTATTGTCAGCAGTATTCCTCCAGTCAATAGTCGTGTTCAGTCCGTCAGGCGCAGAATCAGACAAAACCTCGTTCATGTTCTTACGAGTGATTTTAGAGGCAGGCAGTCTATAAGCCAACTCTACCTTTGGCTTATCCATGCCATCCTGTATCGGCTTGAAGAAGAACGGGTAATTACTGGATATAGGGACAACTTTATCCGTAAACATTTTCTTGGCATCGGCACCGGTCTTTGAGAGTATGCCAATGCGAGAGTTCCGAGATAACGTAGCAATATTTACCGCCATCGAAGAGCTCATAAATGAAAATCCAGAGCGCCTAATCTTCAGGTAGCACATTCCAAAGCACCGTGGGTCAGCAAGGCAGGCCTCCCAAAATATGAAGAATATTCTATTCGCCTCCCTGAAATCCGGATATCCAACGTCAATCTTGCTCCACTGAAGGTACATGTAATGACCGCCGGTTATGTATGTAGGATGCCCGTAATTCATAAACCAAAAGCCATTCTCCCTCCGGTCAAACTCTTTCTCTATGTAAGATATATGAGCCTCCTTGAAGTCAGGAGTCATATCATTCCACTGAAATATAGACTTAATCCTACTCAGCGCAGGCGGATAATCAAACCGCTTCCAGTACTGCTTATCCCTGTATGTAGCATTTGAGTGCACTGCCTTTGGCACCTCCGGCAGCCCTATCTTGATTCCAGAAATCTCATAGACCTGTCCTAGAGTGCCATCTTTTGATATGACAATTATATCATGCTGCTCATCATATCCATACTTCCACTTTTTCTTGGAGTAAGGAGCTGGGAAAACATTGTATAGACTATTTTGATTTTCTTTCCGCGAACCCATGAGAAGGATTTTTATTGTCAGTAGGCATATTTAATACCTCTTCTTCCTGCTGTATCCTACTCAAAATATCCAAGGCGTCTATTATCGCCAGCTTTTTAGTAGCGGCAGCATTCTTCAGCTTGTCAGCACTCAAGTCATCATCACTACCCGTAATAATTTCCTCTTCGGCGACTTTAACTAAGTGCTCTATCGCCTTTCTCCCGGCGGCGATTATAGCTCTCTTGTAATCTTCATTCGTCTTCATAATTTTATTGCAATATTATTGGTGAACATACGGTACAACACCTCTCCATCTACCTCGAACTCATACTCGCTCTCCGGCTCGTACACGACCTCATCCCCCTCCTTCAATCCCATGCTGAGCATCTGCTCATTGATATATCGTATCGTGCCATGAAGCGGCTCAAGCTCAC